GTAATGGGTCTGCTTGAACCTACGCAAAACGGTCGGTACAAGACGTTCGGTTATGGAACCGACGCCTGCATGTCGCCAGAGGAAGTCCGGGACAGGCTTTACAACCTGAACACTGACCCACAAATGGCGCCGATCGAAGCTAAGTTCTACAACAAATTCGGCGGGTACGGTGCGCTACCGTACAGAGACTGGAACGCTAACGTCCATTCCCTATGGATGGAAACGAAGTGGGATCCAGACATGGAAATCCTCGAAGCTGTTAAGCGAGAGGTTGTGTCTGAACTCCAGATTGGTCTCATGGCGATCAATGGTACGGTCCTTTTGGAACCGCTCACTGTGCCAGAAGCCGTCATCAAAGTCACGAAAGGACGCAACTCTGGATGGCCGTACTTCACATCCAAGTGGAGTGCTAAGCCTGAAATGGTTAGCTACTACTGTTCCCAAGCACAGAAGCTCCTTCAAGGAGTCGATGTGCTGAAAGGAAAGCCGCACTTCTTACTCTCTCGGGTCCAACCCAATGGGATGGTCGAAAGGAAGATGCGCGCCGTGGAATGCCCCGCGAAGGAGGATGCCATCGCTGCTAAAGCGATAACCGACAGGCTGATTGACCTCTTCAAAACCTTGACTCCCTATTATGGGTTCAATGGTGGAGAGAATGTCCATAGGGTATTAGAACCCTTCATGGCCAAGAAGCTACTCATTGAGTCGGACTTCTCAAGCTTTGATCAACGCTGTCAGAAGATCATGCCTCATGTTTTCGAGGTGATCATGGCTATCACGCCTAGGCGGTACCACTTGTACCTACACCACTTGGTTATGTATTACCAAGAGGTGACCCTAGTCACACCAGAAGGCCTACTTAAAGGCGCCAATGGCAAGATTAACGGGCTGATGAGTGGTGATGGCTGGACGTCCGTAATCGGTACCCTCGCCAATTCCATCGCGACGAAATACGCCATGCGACGAATGGAGATCTTCGACTACGAGCGGCTTGGTTTTGGCGATGATATCGCTTTAGCCGCCGACACGTTCGATGAGGCTAAATTCTCTGAAATGATGCTTGAACTCGGCATGGATGCGAATCCAGCCAAGCAAAACGTAAGTAGCGGGGAGAATGGATACTTTTCCTTCCTTGGCTACCATCACTTCAGGAACAAGTGGAAAGATGGAAACGAGGGAGTGTTCCCCATTATGAGGATCGCACCCGGGTTAGTGTTCTATGAACGCTACCCTGACATCAACGACTTACTCGATGAAGCCGGTAATGACCTGACGCCGCAAGAGCGAGATGCTATTGCGAACAACAGGTTAGTGCGAGCGGAACTCCT